CACTCTTTCCCTACACGACGCTCTTCCGATCTTGGCATAAAAGAGAGGGCAAAATTAACGTGGTGCGAGAAGGTAGAGGTTTAGGCAGCTATGCTCTCGTGGAGATAGCGACAATGCCGCAAAGGTTTCAAGATAAAATAAAAGAAAAATACGGAGATATGAATTCAGAGATACTCAGAATGTGGTTCGCAAGCCACTTCCATATCGATGCGAAGGCACGCGGGTTCTATACCCGGTTCCGTTTCGAGGACGGCAGCGCGTTACCCCCGGAGCATATAAACGAATATACCGTGAACGCCTCGGCGATACAGGCGGTTGTCGATGTGATGGCAGACACGGTTATTATGCGCCGTGCCATGAAGGGCGGTCCGGTCAACTGGAACGAGCTTGCGGGTGCCATCAACTATTACCGAGAGGAATTCGGCCACACGCTGCCCGTCAGCGTCAACCGTTTCAAGAGGAGGGTCAACGAGTTCAAGGCTCAGGGCTATGAAAGCCTTATCAGCCGCAAGTTCCGTAACCAGAACAGGCGCAAGGTCACCTACGGCATTGCCGACCTTATACGCGGCCTCGGAGCCATGACGGAGCATCCCTACGATACGGTGGTAGCCGAGATGTACAACCGGTTCGTGACCGGCGACCTCGAGGTGTATGATCCTGAAACGGGCGAGGTCTTCAACCCGGATGACTTCACCGACAAGTCCGGCAACCCTGTGGTGCTGAGCAAGGGCACCATAGCCAACTACCTCAAGCAGCCCAAGACAAGGGCACTGCTGGCACAGGTCCATCAGACGCAATGGGATTTCAACAACTCGCAGCGTCCCTATCATCTGCGCCGGAGTCCGAACTATGCCTTCAGCAAAATCTCGGCAGATGACCGTGACCTTCCACGCCCGATGCACGACGGGAGCTATGTGCACGCCTATTACGTGAGCGATGTCGCAAGCGGTGCTGTGGTAGGGTATGCCTACAACCGCAAGAAGGACAAAGACCTGTTCCTTGACTGTATGCGCAACATGTTCCAGACCTTGGACCGCAACGGATGGTACATGCCGGCACAGATAGAGGTCGAGCACCATCTGGTAAACAAGTTCACCGACGGGCTCATGCAGGCCGGCGTGGTGTTTCCTCTTATCAGGTGGTGTAACCCGGGCAACTCGAGGGAGAAGCGTCAGGAGCATGTCAACCGGGCGAAGAAGTACGGTGTGGAGAAACGCAGCCAGCAGAACATCGGCCGATGGTATGCTGCCCTCGAAGCCAACCGTCCGAAAGTTGAGAAGGTGTATGACGAACTTAACAATACCTACAAGGTACCGACCTACAGCTACGATCAGCTGGTGGCCGATGACATAGCCGCCATAAACGAATACAACTCCCAGATGCACCCCAATCAGAAGAAGTTCCCGGGCATGACCCGCTGGGATGTGCTTTGCCGGTGCCAGAACCCGGATCTTGCACCGTGGGATAAGGCGGTGCTGTACCGGTTTATCGGCGAGCACACCGAAACGAGCATCAAGCAGAACGCCTACCTGACGGTGCAATACAACCAGTACCGGCTGTCGAGTCCGGAGATCATCTCCAAGCTCGAGCCCCGTAACTATAAGGTTGACGCCTACTGGCTGCCCGATGCGGACGGTAATATCGGTGAGGTGTATGTCTACCAGAACGGGCGGCTTATCGACACCTGCCGGATGGTTGCCCGGTATAACGAGGCGACGGCCGAACAGACCGATGCTGACCGTGAGGCATATACGGAGCAGGCCAAGTATGTGGCGCAGTTCGACTCGATGGTGAGGAAAAATAAGATCCACCGGCTCGGGGTCACCCGGCAGGAGGTTGTCACTGCCATCAGGGAGGCAGAGGCGGTACCGGTTGAGATTACAGTCCCGGAAGCGGACACCGACTATTCGGAATACATGAATGTGGCGGGTGTGCAGGCTGACGCGGTAAACAGGATTTGAACAATATTAAAACAGCATTGAAATGGAGATAACAAACGAAATCAAGAAACGGATATCCGGAGCCATAGCAGCTGACCGTGAGAACTATCCGAGCGACAACCGCCATGCCACGGCATTGGGGATTGCGCCAAGTGTTTATAACGCCATAAAGAAGGGCAATTATGACCGTCAGGTGAGCGATGCCAACTGGATAGGCATTGCCCGGCGCTTAGGGGTCCAGCTCCGTACAGAGATGGAATGGACGGCGGCCATGACACCGACATACGCCTTCATCAGCAAGCAGCTCGAGGTGTGCCAGCAGAGCGGGCTCAGCGCCATTATGTGCGACATGCCCAATATTGGCAAGACGTTCACGGCAAGGGCGTATGTGAAGCAGCACCGCCATGCGGTTTATATAGACTGCTCGCAGGTCAAGACCAAACTCAAGCTCATACGCCAGATTGCAAAAGAGTTCGGTGTCGGCTCCTACGGTCGTTACAGTGACGTTTACGAGGATCTTGTGGCCTACCTGCGCACCATCGACACCCCTCTGGTAATCCTTGACGAGGCGGGCGACCTCCAGTACGAGGCTTTCCTTGAGCTGAAAGCCTTATGGAACGCCACCGAACGCTGCTGCGGGTGGTACATGATGGGTGCCGACGGGCTGCAGGAGAAGATAACCCGTGCCATAGAGGGCAAGAAGGTGGGCTATACCGAGATGTTCAGCCGGTATGGGGACACATACAGCAAGGTCACTCCTGACGACGCGAAAGAGCGCGAGAAGTTCATGAAGGCTCAGGCTGCCATCGTCGCCAAGGTGAACGCTCCGTCGGATGCGGATATAAACCGCATAGTGAACGCCTCCAAAGGCGGCCTTCGCCGGGTATATACCGAAATAGAAAAAATGAGGAGGGCAGGGGTATGATGACGGTAATAGAGAAGCAATATATGGATGCGGTGATTGCCATGAACCGGCGATTACAGAGTAGTCAGCCTGACTGGGAACAGCGCAGGTATGAGATTGCCAAGGACGCGATGTGTGCCATATTAGGCAATCCCGCGATAGTTGATAAAGTGACGGAGGAGGGGGAACCGGCATGGGGCGCCCCGGTTGCCATCGCTAAAACCGCGGTGACTCTTGCCGGTCTGCTTGTCGAGGAACTTAAAAAACAAAAGAGCGATGACTAAGATAACACTTGAGGACCGGGGACAGGATTTCCTTTGGCTCGTGGTAGACAGCGCGTGCCGTGTAATTGATGCCGGGCCGTATCAAGGCCATATATGGTGTGGGGCTTATATCCCGTTGCCGGAGGTGAGGGTGGGAGAGCGGTGCCCGATCCATCACCCGCCGCATATAAACTATGGCTATCTGAAATACCGAGTGGAAAGAATAGACAAAGAGTGCAAAGAGGAAAAGCTAATAGAAGATGAAACTTAAAAGAGCATACAGCCCGGGTGAGATCCTGAGCATGAAAATCCCGAGCTACGAATTCACCGGGCAGTGGCAGGCGGCCATCGGCAACCCTGCAAAGAGCGGCACGTGGATAATATGGGGAGCCAGCGGGAATGGCAAGACCTCGTTCGTGATGCAGCTTGCCAAATATCTCTGCGGCTTCGGCAAGGTTATCTATGACAGTCTGGAGGAGGGTACGAGCCTGTCATTCCAGAAGTCCCTCAAGCGTCACGGCATGGAAGATACGCGCAAGCGCCTCATGGTTCTTGACCGGGAGCCGATGGACCAGCTCAGCGAGCGCCTGAGCCGTAAGAAGAGCGCGCCGATCGTGATAATAGACTCCTTCCAGTACAGCGGTCTGAGCTATCAGGCATATTGCGAGATGAAGGAGCGCCATTCCAACAAGCTTCTCATATTCATCAGTCATGCCGAAGGAATGAAACCCGAAGGTCGCCCGGCTAAGAAAGTTGAATATGACGCGGATGTGAAAATATTTGTCAGCTGCTTCAAGGCCATGTGCAAAAGCCGTTTTTTGGATCACCCGGGCGAACCGATCACCGTATGGGAGGAGGGAGCCGCAAAAGCATTACTCGATGAAGGACAGAAGAGCGATGAGGCGCAAGAACCTCCTTTATAAACTTCGCAAGAAGGGTATCAGGTGTGACACCAGATCCCGGTGCATCGAACACCCCTACGGCAAAGATCCGAGGCGGGTTTCTCAAATACAGCGTCTGATGCAAGAGTATAATTTTAACATTCAATTCGTGATAACATGAGCAAGAAAAAGACCATTATCAATCTGACTCCTCCCGGACGCATACACAAGGAGGGATTTGTCAGCGAAGGGCATGTGTGCGGCTATTGCCACGGCAAAGGGTGGTTTCACGGTGATCTGCATACAGATGAGACCGTGCTGTGCCCCGACTGCGACGGTAGCGGTGAAGTAATGGCAATAGTGAGTATCGATTGGAAACCATCTAATAAAGTAAAAAATGAAGAAAAGTGATTTTATCATGCTATACCCTGATGTAGCGGAACTGGAAGTTGAGTTCAAGTATGTAATGCCTCGCAAGGAGGTTGAGGGCACGTTGCTCGCCATGTGCCGTTCTTTGGGAACGGGCTTGCTTGCCTATCAAAGTGCCGGCAAGCAGGCCATAGCATTCACGAGTGTGAAATTCCATCAGTTCAAGGAACGGATGGTGAAAGGTGCGGCCATGGTCGATCTGAACGGAGATAGGCATGAGGTTGTCAGCGACAGCCCGTTTATGTGCGGTGGAGAATTCTGTGTGCGTACCTTGCATGACGGGAAGGAAGTTGTTTGTCCATGTACATTTTTTAATCCCTCTAAATGAATGGGCGTACCGGATCAACACAACAATCTCCGTGAGATACTGCGTAAGAAGCGCAGCTCCGTTCTCCACCAGATGCAACTGCTCGATGTTGACACGGCAGACTGGAGCAAAGTCGATGCCCTGTGTATGGACAGCCGGATAGCCGGTAAACGGTTCTGCCGGCTTGACTGTGACGAACTGGACGCGCTACTCAAGAAGCTGCGCGCCATAAGACGAAAACAAACAACCCTAAAAAATAAGTGACATGAGAAAGGAAACTAGAGAAGCCATCGGCAGCCTGAAAACCCAAATGCTCGAGGCAGCCGCCACCCTCACGAGCGAGGAGCGCGAGGAATTCTACAACGAGGTCAACGAATGGACTTATGAGCAGTATGAAGACGCTTTGCTCTGTCAGGAGGCGGAGATGCAAAGTTATGACGAGGAGGACTGAGGTATGGACCGGCAGAGCCAGAACAAAGTAATCGATGCCGGATTTACCATTATCCGCAAAGATGACTACCCGTCCCCGCGTATAAAAGCCCGGTACACCTTCGACTCGGATTTCCGGACTTATGAAAAATATGAGAGCAAGGCCGAACGTGACAGGTCGTTCAAACGCCTGTTGAAGGATAAGAATGTAATCAGTGACTAACCAGTTAAAATAAACAAAATGACAGAAAACATCAAAGAAACCCTAAAAGGTATGTCAGCGGCCGACCGCAAGGCGCTGCTTGAGGAACTCAGAGCCGAGGAACGGCAGGCCACCCGTGACCGCCGCGAGGCATACGAGTCCATACGCGCACAGTTCATGCACGAGGTAAAGAGCCATCTACTGCCTCTGGTGGAGAATGTCCGTGAGTTCCGCGACTGGATCGAGCGGGAGGCCGAGGGCTTCTACGCCATCATGCGTGAGTACGGACAGTTGCGCAAGGAGGACCAGTCGAGTTTCACCATCGTTGACGGTGATATGAAGATCGAGGTGCGCAGCAACAAGGTCAAGACCTTTGACGAACGTGCCGACATGGCGGCCGAGCGTCTTATGGAATACCTGAAGGCATACGTGGCCGGAAGCGAGAAGGGGTATGACGATCCCATGTACCAGTTGGCGATGACCCTGCTCGAGCGCAACCGTCAGGGTGACCTCGACTACAAGAACATCAGCAAGCTCTATGAGATGGAGGACCGTTTCGACGAGGAGTACAAATCCATTATGAGCCTTTTCCGCGAGAGCCACACGGTCACCAAGACCGCCACGAACTTCTACTTCTCGCAGCGTGACAAGAACGGCGTATGGCGCCGGATAGAGCCGAGCTTCTGCCGGCTGTAGTGTAATATTGGCAACCCCTTAACCATAAAGCACCGTAGATTAAATATTTACGGTGCTTTTTGGTTCTAAATAGCATCAAATTCACTATTTTTGCATTATAATTATCACATGGCAAAAGGACGGGATAAAGAACTGATAAAGCTCCGTGACGAGGCTTTGTGCCGTCGTTACTATTACTGGACTGAGAGGCAGCGGTTGCGCTTTGATGACGCACTGAAAATCCTCTCGGAACGTGAGTTCTTTATCTCCGAGGAGCGTATAATGGCTATAATCCGGCGCATGATCCGAACCGGGAACGCTGAAAATATACCAGCGCTCCCCAAGGTCAAGAAACCGCGTCTTACCAACGACCAGTTGTCATTGTTTCCCGAGTTATAGGGACTGCCCCGAATTGTCGTTGATGGTGAATGCGTATGTAGTCTCGAACACCTTGACATATCCCGGCAGGGCATAATCCCGGCTCTTGACACGTACAAGAGGAGTGGCGCACCGGGCACTCTTGAACCGTTGCAGTGTCTTGTAGAGTTTCAGGTCCATTTGCCGTCGCTCCCTTACCTTGCCATAGGTTCCGGATGTAAACGAGGTGTCGTCGTAACAGTCGATCGCAAGGCGTACCGTGATGAGCGCGGCCCCCTTCTGGTTGCCGAGTCCCTGATCGCGCCAGTCCGCATCGATATTGCCAATCAGTACGCACGGGAATGTGACGGGGTAGCGGTCCTCCTCCGCAGACATTTCGAGCTGGCCGTAGTCCTCGTCGATGAGGGACAGTTCCGGCATGCCTCCGGCGATGCGCTCCGTGATGTTGATAAAAATTTCTTCCATGATTTTATGAGTTTAAAATTTTACGAATTTCAGTATCAGTCCGGGCGGCTATGCTGTCCGACAGTTCGGCACTTTCTCGCAGAAACTGGCGTTGCGGGAGCTTGACCTTGAGCTTGGGCCGCTTCGTCAGCGCGAGTCGTTGCCAGGGTTGTGCCTGTGTATTCTCCGG